TGCATCTCAAGGGGCGCGGCATAACCAAATCAGAGCAAACCGAGGGGCTATATTATGCCACTGAAAAAGCCCTTGAAAAGCTAAAAACAAAATATAAATGCGCCCCTAATATAGATCACTCAATATAATCAGTAACACCTAAAGCCTTGAGCAAGGCGCAAAAAGGCTCAAAAATTTAATAACAATATAAATACATCATATAATGCTAACATTAGAACAAATTCAAAATTATCAATCAGAAATACAAAAAATAGAACTTTCTGAAAGCAACTTTAAAAGAGTAAGTAAAATAGCTAAAGCTATCAATTATGGTCTTACATTCACTGAACTTATAAAATATATCTTAGAGCACGAAAAAGCTATTTTAAATAATGACTTTCGAAAAGCATTATTTATTGAAGCATTATTTGAAGATATAAACTATCATAGAGAATTACAATATCTAAGAAAATGCGATTATGAAAATGTCGCAAATGTTTATTTAAACAATTAAAACACCTACCAAAATGAAAAATACAGATAAAAAAACAGTCTTTTGCCTTGCATGGCAATTCTTCAAGCAAACAGGGTACACCTTTTCAGAGTGCTTAAAAAAAGCGTGGGCAAATATCAAGCTCAAAGCCAAAATGAAAAGCCAAATCGTGCGCTTTTACTTTCTCAAGGTAGATGGCACCATCAGAGAGGCCTGGGGTACAATTTGCCCTGATATAGTACCCCCTACAGAGCACACCACCAACCGCAAAGCTAATGACACCGTGCAGGTATATTATGACCTCGAAAAGAAAGAATATCGCTCTTTTAAGAAATTCAACCTCGTATGTATCGAAGGTTACCCATGGCTTTAAAAAAAAGCCCCTCGCTTTTGAGGGGTTTTTGATTTTTTTTGTACCTTTGCAAGGTATCAGAACAAAAAAAACACAAAGAAAATACAAAGAAAAAACAAACGAGTATAGCAGCCCTTTGCGATCCATGTCGTACCTTTGCCTTGATAATTAAGGCAAAATGGCATGGAAAGCAGAATAGGTAACCTCATTGATATTGATTGGAGAAATAACCTACACGACCTCCAACCTGAAAATATAAAAACTCCCACCAACTTAAATTTTCTCAAGGAAAGCCTCGTAAAACATGGCTTTGCCTTGCCTTTTGCTGTATGGAACGATCAAGGCAAATATTATTGTATTGACGGACATACCCGCAAACAAGTACTATCCGAACTTGTCAGCGAGGGGGTAAGTGTCCCTACTCATCTAAAAGCCTTTGAGATATTAGCTAAAGACCGCAAAGAAGCAGTAGAAATACTCCTTGAAGTCTATAATCAAAAACACAATCCTTTTGTCAAAGATACTCTTACAGAGTGGGTAAAGGTAGAAGATGTACAGGTCAATATTGAAAGCCTTCATGTAGAGCCCCTATCAGAGCAAGACCCTAACGATATAAATATCAAACAAGAAAAGAAAGTTTGGGTACCTGATTGCCTTTTTCCCTCTAACAATCCCTATGATATTCCTACATTGTTACCACATACACAGCCTATTTATGTAGATGTCCCTTTGCGCCCCTATGGAGCCGAAAAAAGGAGTAAGCAAGGCGTAGGTACTTATCATTTTTACGTTGATGATTACCGCTTTGAGGCTATTTGGGACAATCCCTCAGCTATCATAGAATCAGGGTGTAAGAATATCGTTGAGCCAAATTGTAGTTTATACGAAACCACCCCTATCAGTTATGGGATATTCCAAATCTACAAAAAGCGTTGGATTGCTCGTTTCTTACAAGATTACAATATAAATATATTCGTTGATTTGAACGTAACAGAAAAGTTTGCCTCTTATAACAGAATGGGCATTCCTGAAGGTTACAACGCTTTTTTTACTCGTGGTTACGAATCACGCCTTAATAACTTAGAAAAGGAACTTGTCATCGCTCAGGAAATATCAGGACTTGACAATCCGAATCTTGTTGTATATGGAGGGGGTAAAAAAGCCAAAGAGTTTTGTTACAAGAAGAACCTAACTTGTATCAGTGAAACCACCTTAGATATATGATCCTATGGGCAAATCATCAGGTGGAATTAGGAATACTAACAAGCCTAAATCAAAAATCAGCAAAGAGAGCAAAGAGGAGGCAAGAGAACGAGAATTACAAAAGCTCAATGCACCCTATAGGGAGATATACAAAGCAAAGAACGGAGCCTCCGTATCGGTAAGCCCTTATGCAGATAGAAAGGACTTACAAGAGAATACACAACCGCTAAGGTAATAGCCGACGAATTAGGAGTAAGTGTAAAGATACGCCCTCACTTGATTTTAGAAGGTTACAAAAATCCAGAATATGAGATAAAGGGGCTTAAAGCAGATAGAAAAGATACCAGTTCCTATAACGGAATAAAAAAAAACTTAGAATATGCAAAAGCGCAAGGGATAGAAGCTATTGTTTATGATATTACAAAGTTTAAGGAATGGACACCTAATGATATTGCAAGAAACTTAAAAGGTAAGATCTTAAACTATAAAGGAGCTGATTTTTTAAAAGAAGTGTTTTTCGTCAACAGCTCAAAAGCTATTTCGTTTGCTAAACAAGATATATTAGATAACTATAATTCGGTAGTTAATAAGATTGAAAAATTGCAATGAAAAAGCTCTAATAAGAGTTTAAACATCTCATTAGAGCTTTAGTGGTAGCGGCAGGAGCGCCCTCCCCCCGCGGCTTGTAAAGGATAGCCTATTACGGCACAAAGATACAAAATATTTTTCTAACCACAAATATTTTTTAAACAAAATGGGAAAATCATCAGGAGGCATAAGAAATGATAGCCGTAACGACATCATAATGCAAAAAGGAGGAGGCACACCCTCTAGTGTTAAGAATATAGGTAGTATCAAAGATATTACCGACAAAAAAGCTAATCGTGAGGTAAAGCGTGCTATATCAAAATATCACTCACGAATAGGGCTTAATACTCGTGAAGTCAAACTGGCAGACCTAAAAAACGCTTATGGGATTGCTGTTATATCTAATAATTCAGGTACGGTATACCTTAATCGTAAATCATTCAACAACAGCAAAGCCATGGTAAAATCCAAGAAGGAAGAATACAAAGCAGGGCTAAAGGTTAAAACCAACAAAGCCATTCAGCATACCACTATACACGAACTGGCTCATACCACTTGGACAAATCGACATACAGGAGACAAACACAAGAAAGCGGGTAAGGAGATAAAAGCTCTCTATAAACAATACACTAAAACAAAATCTAATGTATTAGGAGGGTATGCACGCCAAAATGTCAATGAGTTTTATGCTGAAGGAATGAGCAAAGCTATATTAGGTAAAAAAGACCCCTACTCTAAAAAGCTATTGGAAATCACCAAAAAGTATAAGTTATAATACACTTGCTATATATGTAATACTCTAAATAGAACAAACAATGATTTTAAAAAAAGACATCTTAAACAGAGCCTATCAAAGACATACCCAAATGGGAGGAAAAGCAAAATCTGTAGAAGCATTTGCGAAATTAGTAGTAGCAGGACTTAACATCATTCAGGTAGAGGAGCAAGAAAACGAACAAGGGCTGTTCATCTCTCACGTCTATTCTGAAAAGGAACAAGAACAGCTATCAGCAGGTATTGACTATAAAAACGAATTAGAAGAAGAAACAGACGAATAATGACAAACACTCCGAAAAATAGACAAACATGGATACTTGACTCTCTGAAAAGCGAGCCGAGTTTGTCATATTCGGAAGTGTGGGGTAAATATGAGGTAAAGTGGGGTAAGGGTAAAACTACCTTTGATAAGGACTGGAAACAAGCTCAAAGACAGCACCAAGAGTATCAAAAACAAGCCCAGCAGGTTAAGTTAAAACAATCCCTCGCTACTGAAAAAGAAGCAGTAAAAAAGGGGCTTAAAACCAAAATAGACCGTATCACTATTTTGCAAAATCAGATTGACAACCTTTTAGAGCGATTGGAAAAAGGTACTCATCCACAAGAGATACGATCCCATGAAGGACAAATACAAAGATACGAACGAACTCTCACACCCTCAGAGATAACAGCCTATAACCGTACCATTCGTGAGTTGCAGTCTGAAATATCTAAAATGGAAGGGGATTATATTAACAATAACAAACTGGACATCACCACCGCTGGCAGCCCACTATCTCAAGGGATCACCATTGAAGTAATAGACAAGCGAGAACAAGTACGAACCGATGATAATACAGACAACTAACATATATACCAAAGTAGATAATGCGATTAAGCAAGGATATACCACTGTATCAGCGCAAGGTAGTAGTCGTAGTTCCAAAACCTATAATATCCTTATTTGGCTTATCATCTATTGCTTATCGCACCCTAAGACACGTCTTTCTATTGTCCGTGCTACCTTGCCTGCTCTCAAAGGCTCTGTATTTGTCGACTTCAAGGAGATATTGTATAAACTAAATGTATTCGATGAAGATAGTATCAATAAGTCTGAAATGATATACACCTTTGCCAATGGTTCATGGGTAGAGTTCTTTTCCACAGACAGCGAGCAGAAGCTCAGAGGGCGCAAGCGTGATGTATTGTATGTAAATGAAGCCAACGAACTCAAGTTTATCGAGTTCCAACAGCTGAAAATGCGTACCACTCAATTCTCTATTGTGGATTATAACCCCTCCTTCTCTGATGACCATTGGCTTTGCGAGCTGAACAAAGACCCTCGTACCTATCACTTCATATCCACTTATAAGGATAACCCATTCTTAGAGCAAACGATCATTGACGAGATAGAGAGTTTGCAGCACAAAAACCGCTCCTTGTGGCAGGGATATGGGGTAGGACAGCAAGCAATGATTGAGGGGCTTATCTTTGAAAAAGTTACCATTGTGGAGGATATACCTATTTGGGCAAAGAAACGTTACTTAGGCCTTGACTTTGGTTTTACCCACGACCCTACCGCTATTGTGGAAGTAGCTTTTTTGGATAATAAGGTATATCTCAATGAAATATGCTATCAAACACAAATGCTCACCAGCGATATTATCCAAGCCCTTCGGCAGCACCGCTCCTATAAGATTATATCCGAGAGTGCTGACCCTCGATTAGTGAAGGAAATAAAGAATGCAGGCTATAACATCACCGCAGTAACCAAAGGGCAAGGCTCGGTTATGGAAGGGCTTACCAAGATGTTAGAGTATGAAATATGTATCACTCAAAGGAGTGAGAACATCATCAAAGAGTTTAAGAATTACACCTATGCACAGGATAAAAGTGGTGCTTTCCTCAATGTACCTATTGACACCTTTAACCACGCTATCGATGCTGCAAGGTATGTATTTTTAGAGGAAGTACTGGGACGTAATCGCAAACCAAAGGATTTAACAGGTATATTTTACTAAATGAAAATCAATAATACAGACATACAGACCTTACATGCTAAGTTGGTAGAGGGGTCATTAGCCAGCTTGCTATCTTATCCAGCCTTGAAGTCTTTGAACAAAAATGACTGGGCAGAGGAAAGCGGTACGGAATATGATCTTTCAGTCCCGCAGTTATCAGCTAAGGAAATTACCCTACAGCTGTTATTGCCTGAAAGCCTATATCCCAATTTGGTAACGCTCCTTTCAGTTCGTGCCTATGCTGATTATACCTTTGACTTTATCAACCTAACCTATCAATTACGACTGATTAGCCTTAGCAAAACCCAAGTCAGTGGAGGTTATGTAACAGCTGAGATTCGTCTTTCTGATGATAGCCCCTTACAAGGATATACCTATCAAGCACCAACGCTAACCACTCATAATGTAGAAGCCTATATTGACGGCAAAAACCTAATCCAGTATGGTATAGCCCTATTGGAGGGGACACAACAAGAGCTTATCACAGCAGGTAATGCCAAAACACCTTATACGGCTCAAAATAGTACTATGAGTGGTCTTATAGCCGCTGATGTGCCTATATACTTTCAGGAACGTACCGCAACGCTCAAATGCTTTATGTATTTGCCTATATCTGATTTTATCAAAGGATATTTTGCCTTGCTCTATGACCTTGTAAGACCAGGCGAACGCACCCTAAGCTATCAAGGGAAATCTTATAAGTGTATCTATAAAGACGGCAAAATTACCGAACTCTATATTGACGACCCGCTTATATGGATCAAGTTTGATTTACAACTAACAATTATCTAACACCATGCAACTACACTTTAACAGCACCTATATAGATGTCCTCCCTACTGATGAAAGCTACCGATACCGCTCCATTATGGGGGAGCATACCCTTAACCTATACTTTGCCTTACCTACTTACACTGAAATTCCTACTGGGGCATGGTGTGAGTTCCAAGGGGAACGCTATACCCTTAATCAACCTGCTAAAGTGGTGAAGCATAACAGCAGACACTTTGAATATACCCTTACCATGGACAGCGAGGGGGCAAACCTGAAGAATTACAAGTTTCGCAATCCCAACGATAAGACCCTCAAATTTCCTTTCACAGCCTCTCCTCGCTACCATATTCAGATATTGGTAGATTGCCTTAATATGATAGATAGCGGTTGGCAGGTAGGCACCACGATTGAAGCTAATGAAAAGCTCATCAGCTATAACCATAATAACTGCTTGGAAGCCTTAGACATGATCGCTAAGGCTTTTGAGACAGAATACGAAATCATAGGTAAAACGATACACCTCCATAAGGTAGAATATTTCAAAGACAATCCCTTACCCTTACAATATGGCAAAGGTAAAGGCTTTAAGACCGGAGTAAGCCGTACTACTGAACAAAGTCGTATCACTCGTTTATATGTACAAGGAGGCGAACGCAATATTGACCGCTCTAAGTACGGTAATAAAGAATTATTGTTGCCCAAATCACAAGAGTACGTATATGAGGGGGTAACCTTTGTTTCAGATAACAAGGGCTTGTCTATAGCTATCAAGAATGCGCAAAACAACGGCTTTATCAACGAACAAAGCCTTGACCTTTCCCATATATACCCAAGTCGCAAAGGGACTGTGTCAGCTGTTTTTGAAGTGGATCACGACAAACACTTCTACGATTTTTCCGATACCACGATACCTGAAGCGTTGAACTTTGCTGACCTCCAAATCAAAGGGGAAAAGATGGTGATATACTTTGAAAGTGGTATGTTATCAGGGCGTGAGTTTGAGATTAGCCGTTACGAGCATGGCAGCGGCTACAATCACAGCGCACGCCGCTTTGAGATAGTCCCCAAGGAAGAGGACGGCACGACCATGCCTAATGACATATTCAAACCTGCCATAAGTGATGAATATTCCGTCTATAATATGTACCTGCCTGCTGCCTATATTTGCGACAATGACACCAAAACGGGTGCCAGTTGGGAGATGATGAAGGAAGCATGTAAGTATCTGTATGAAAACCGAGCCGACCTATTTACTTTCACTGGTGATTTGGATGGAATATGGGCAAAAAAGAACTGGGCAAATGTAGGCGGACGGCTCAAAATGGGGGCTTATATCCACTTTTCAGATAATGAGTTTCAGCGCACCCCCGTAGCCATTCGTATCGTAGGGCTTAAAGAGTATGTCAATAACCCCTATAGCCCCCAAATAGAGTTATCCAACAAGGTACAAGGGCAATCTTTTTCCTCTGAAATACGCAAACTCCAAAATCAAGAAGTATATTTTGGAGAAATGAACAAACGCACACAATCACTAACCAAACGCAGTTGGCGCAACGCCTTAGAGACGATCAAGCAGGTAGAAGAAGCCTTTCCAGAATACAGCAAGAGCATTATCCCTGCCACGGTGCAAACAATGATGGCTTTGGTGGGTAATAAGTCAGGACAATTTGCATTTGTTGCCAATAAGACCAACCCTATCACCGTACCCCATACCTTGTACTTTGATAGGAACAACAAGCAAATCAATGCTGGCAGTGGTTGGATCAAGCATTACACCCTTGGTACTACCGACATCAAGCCAAGCCACTCCGCGGCTGATTATAAGTATTGGTATGTTTCTCAATTTGTGTCAGGTAGGTTGGACGACAAGGCTAAAACCTATTACCTCTACATCAAGGCCAATAAGGCTATAGAGACAGCCGAGTTTGTCCTATCAGAGAATAAGATAGACATGGAACAAGAAGCGGGCTTTTACCACTTTCTATATGCCACGGTCAATTCAGAGTACGACGGCGAGCGAGGAATAGCCCAGTTCAATGGCTTTACCGAGATTACAGGTGGGCAAATGGTAACCAATCGTATTGCTTCAGGTAATGGACAGCAGTTTATAGCCCTATACGACGATCGCATAGAGATAAACGCACACCTCCAAATCTCAGACAGCAACAAGTTAGAGTTTAAACAGCTTGTTAATCCTGATTTGCAGTCATTAGAGAGTAGATTGAAGTCAAGTATCAACAATATTCAGATTGGAGGAAGAAATTTTATATTGAACTCTGCTGATAGTAGACAAATAAGAGGACATTACGTTGAATATTCTTTATCAAAAACACTAGAAAGAGGAAAGTATACAGCTTCTGTAAATGTTGAATTGATTAATGATGTAGGATTTATTGGAATTATCCCTGCAATCATAGGTCGCAACTCACAATACCCTACTAAAATATTACCAACTCAAGGGAATAAAAGATATATTTTTGAATTAGACATAACAGAAGATGATGTCAATGCAATCACATTATATCCTCAAAAAGGGTATGCAAACGAGTTTTATGGAATTATGGGGGAAGCAGTATTTTCTAATTTTAAGTTAGAAAAAGGAAACATCGCAACAGATTGGTCACCCGCTCCTGAAGATATAGAAAACCAAATCTCAAGAGCAAAAACCGCTACAGAAGCATATGCACGAGCACAAGCAGAACTCACCAAAATACAAGCAATTGCCAATGCCGACGGCAAAATCACAGCAGCAGAACAACGACAAATACAACAACTCCAACAAAACCTACAACAAGCTAAAACTTTTGCAGAACAAAAAGTGAATGAGTTGAATGTTGGTGGAAGGAATTATGTATTAGATTCTAAAAGAAGCAGAAGACGAAAAGGGGAATATCTTCAGTTCCAGCTATCGAAGACATTAGAAAGAGGAAGATATACGGCTTCCGTTGATGTAGAGTTGATAAAAGACGTAGGGTTTGTGTCTATTATTCCTGCAATTATTGGAAAATCCTCACCCTATCCAGTTGTGAGTGTTTCCACTCAAGGGAACAAGAGGTATGTTTTTAACATAGAGATCACCGGAGACGATGTTAATGCAATAACGTTATATCCTCAAAAAGGTTATGCAGTCCTATCTTCTTCGATAGCAGGTGAAGCAGTATTTTCTAATTTTAAATTAGAAAAAGGCAACAAACCAACCGATTGGTCTCCAGCCCCTGAGGATGTGGAAAACCAAATCGCTAATATCAACTCCGATTTAGAGACTATCCGAAGAAACGCCACAAGAATAGAAGATTTAGAAAATAAAAATAAGGCTAAAACTGATGAGCGTATCGGCAAACTTGACCAAAAGACAGCATTTCTTAACGATACACAGATAGCAGGCAACGTGGTAGCTACTGGTACGATGATTGTAGGTAACACCACAGGAACGCAAGCGGGTATCACTGGGGTAGGAAATGCTACTAACGAAGTTCGATTTTGGGCAGGTAGTGAGTTTGATGGCAGGTATGCTGCCCCTTTTAGAGTGCTACAAGACGGCAGTTTGTATGCTACCAATGCTCATATATCAGGGGTGGTTAATGCTACAAGTGGGAATATTGGAGGATTTACGATTAACTCAGACCATATGGGTAAAAAATACAATTTTTATGACCTACATGATGATTATGGATGTTTTATCGATATTGGAGGAATGTGTGTTTGGAAACGGCAATATAGCAGAGAATACAATATGAAAGTACTTGAATTTACAGTATATGGATATTATTTTATAGGCTTTTGGATATATCCAGCTGGAAAAAATACACCTATAAAAAGTAGGATTTTCTATAGGGATAGTAACAAAGATAAAGAATATACATTTCCAAGTTATTAACCTAACTCAAAATTAACAACTCAAAAACTTTATAAAATGCAAATCATTCAACAAACAACGCGTATCAATGCGCAAGAAGAAGTACAAGGCACAATCGTGATGTACTCCTACGAATTTGAGAAAGGACAAAACCCTTACGTGATAACATTCACAGCCTCTCGTAAGGGCGTGGATAATCCTTATGGTGTTCCCATTCAAGGGACTGTAACCGAGAGTAGTTTTAACATAAACAACTCCAACTCTCAACAATCGGATATTGAGCTGTACAGACATATTTATGATGTTTGTTTAGGCCTTATCAAAGGAGAAAGCACTGAAAAACCAAAAGCCAATGATAAGGAAAAATAGGTTTCTCGTGCCAAAAGGGTATAGGGCAATCACCCTATATCCTTTCATCTTCGTTCGCAATGAAAGTGATAAGTACGATAAAGAGCTTATCAATCACGAACGTATCCACTTGCGACAGCAAAAGGAACTACTGGTACTCTTTTTCTATATCTGGTATTTCCTTGATTTTCTTTTCAAGTATTTACGCTATCGCAATTGGGATAAGGCTTACCGCAATATCATCTTTGAAAGGGAAGCCTATGCCAACCAAAGCAACCTTGACTACCTCAAGGTAAGGGGTATATGGTGGTTTTGGGGACAATAACCAAAGACTAATGACTAACAACTAACCGCTAATTAGCTATGACACTACAAGAACTAAACGCCCTTCCTGAAAGTGAGCGTATCACCCAGCTCAAGAAATACCCAGCCAAGCGCCCCGATACACAATCGCTTATCAAGGATTGGGATTATACCCAGCACGATGTTTTTGATGAGGAATTACGCCCCAAGCGAAGGGTGCTCGTGAAAGAACAAGAAGAAAACAAAGATGGCACTATCAAGTCTCCTGCTCAATTCAGGTGGGAGGATGTCAATCGTATGGCTTTACCCTTAGAGCAGGACATCGTCAATATACATACGGCATTCACAGTAGGCACACCCCCTAAAATCACAGCCAATGCTACCGAAGCTGCCGAACAGGAGCTTATGGAGCTGCTTGATGGCATTCATCAAAAGAACAAACTCCCTTATGACAACAAGCGCTTGGTTCGTTCGTGGTTTGCAGAGTGTGAGGTAGCTGAATATTGGTATGTAAAACCTGCCAAGGAGGACGATCCTAACCCTACCTATAGGCTTAAGTCTATGATTTGGTCGCCTTTCCGTGGGGATACACTCTATCCTTACTATGATGAGTATGGTGATTTGATTGCTTTCTCTCGTGAGTACAACAAAACAGATAGCAAAGGCATACAATCCACCCGCCTTATGGTGGTGGATAACCAAAATGTAACCATCTATAGCAATGGCACCCAAATAGAGCAGTACCCACACGGATTTTCCAAAATCCCTGTTATCTATATGAAGCGAGAACGCCCATTGTGTGATAAGATACGTACCCTCCGCAATCGATTGGAAATGCTGTTATCCAACTTTGCCGATTGCCTTGATTATAATTTCTATCCGAAAATGGTTGCTTCAGGTGAAGTTGTAGGTGTGCGCAACAAAGGAATGACAAGTGAGATAATCCAACTCGAAAACGATGCCCAAGTATCCTACCTCACTTGGCAGCAGTCCCCTGACATGGCTAAGTTAGAGTTTGATAACCTCACCTCTCGTTGTTATGCCCTTACTAATACCCCGCAAATCACCTTTGAAGCCTTGCAGGGCCTCGGCAATACCTTGAGTGGGAAGGCTTTCAAATTTATGTTTATGGGGACACACATGGCAGTAAGCAACCACGCTGAGACTATAGAAGAGTTTTTACAGCGCCGTATTAATTTCCTCCTATCAGCCATTGGCAGTCTTATCCCTAAGTATGCCCTAGTGGCCAAGCGGCTACAAGTCAATATAGAGATTGTCCCTTATATGATAGACAGCCTTACCGAACGTATAGCCGATGCTGTTAGTGCCGTACAAGGAGGAGTAGCCTCGCTCAAGGAGGGGATTATATTGGCAGGTATTACCGACAAGGTAGATGAAGAACTCGCCCAAATAGAGAAAGAAAAAGGAAAAGAATTGTTTAATTAGCTAATAAACCAATTTGTCAATGAGATAATTAATTGACACTTTGGCAAATTAGCGCATTGGCAAATTAGTATTATGAACTTAGAACAGTGGAATGAATATCACCAAAACCAAACCGAGAAAGATGTATCCAAACTCCTACAGCTATTAGACGAGGTGCTGAAAATGGCCGTGCTGTATTATGGCATGCAGGCACTGAACAAAGGGAGTGACTTATTTACCTTTGCCCTCTATCCCGCACTCAATAAAAAGATAAACAGCCTTTTTGAGCGCTTCCAAAATACCTTTTCTCGTAAGATGAATTTCTATGTAGATAAGCACTACAATATCTCTCATAATAAGTTCAAGGATGTTTTTGGAGAGGCGCTAAAGTCAAGCAAAGCAGCTACATATACCCCTGCCAGTGTAAAGAAGCATTTACCCATGGAGGGCATTCGCTCGGCTCGTGTATGGAACCTATCTAAGCAGTATCGTACCGAGATAGAAATGGCTTTGGATATAGCTATTTCAGAGGGCACACCCGCCAACGAATTAGCCTCCACACTCAAGAAGTATTTGCGCAATCCTGACAGTCTATTTCGTCGTTATCGTGATAAAAATGGGGTGTTACAGCTATCAAAGAAAGCCAAGGAATACCACAGCGGGCAAGGGGTGTATCGCTCTGCTTATAAGAATGCCGAGCGCCTGGCACGTACTGAAATCAATATCGCCTATCGTAAGGCTGATATAGAGCGCTGGCAGTCTATGGACATGATAGCAGGGTATGAAATCAAGCGAAGCCGACACCCCTACGGCTGTGAGATTTGCGACATGATGAAAGGGGTCTATCCCAAAAGCTTTGTATGGGTAGGCAATCACCCTAATTGTCGTTGCTATATGACCCCAATTTTCAAGGCTGACCTAAAAGGGAAAGAGCTTACATTAAACCCTAAGCTGACAAATTGGATAACCTCCAATGAGGAGAAAATCACAACCGCAAGTAGTATGCCTATGTTTCTATGGGGAGTAGATGGTCAAAGTGAGGATATATCCCAAAAGGTTATACAAGCAATACAGCCTTTTAGTAGGAGTACTTATGTTTCTTTTGAACCTTTCTCACCTATGATTGTTGAGCATTTAAAGAGGGCAGGTAGCAATGCCAAAAAGCAAGCCCTTTTACAGGAAATCATAGACGATAATAGAGCAAAACTCGTCTTTCAGCACGAGACAAACGGTGCTAAGACTGTTATCTTTGACCTCCATAGAGGTAAAGGAGAAAGCCTAAATAACACCTTAGCAATGGCAAAAGCACTTAACGAGAAAGGAAAATCAGTAGCTCTATTACCTGAGTATGATAAGATTAGTAGTGCAGATGCTATTGTGGAGTTCAAAGAAAAACTAACCATAGCCGATTTTAAGTATCTCAAATCAAAAAAGATAAACACCCTACAAAAAGAATTACATGAAGGCTTTGAGCAAGCGGGTACAATTGTCTTAAAGTTAGAGAATGGTAATACCGATTTGTTTGTGCAATCTATTGAGTACCTGAAAAGAAATGAAAAAAAGTTAGGAGATATAACCTTAATTAATAAATATAATAAGGTAATAGAGATAACCGAAAAAGAGCTAAAGAAAGACAAATATAAAAAAATAATAAAAGGGTTTCTATAAAAAAAAGACTGCCTTTTTAGACAGTCTTTCTAATAATGTTTTTAAAGGTGAAAGCTCGGCTTAACAACTATCACATGCGTATAGTATCGCATTCCCGCTCTCTGGTGGGATACCCCAAAACTTTAAAGCCATTATTCGTATGGCAAAGGTACAACAATATTTCTAAATAGCAAAAATTTTAACAAAGCCCCTTGTTTGGGGCTTTTTTCATTATGGGGAGGTATCACCTCTCAAAGACAAAGAAAAAAACAAAAAAAACACAAAGAAAATACAAACATTACACAAACCACTATAGAGCTTATTTACAAGTCCTTGCGTACCTTTGCATATAATAATATCGTTTTTTATGTTCAAAGAAAAAATTTTACAACTGCTTAAAACTAAGTATAACCACTTAGGGTTGAGCGGGCAAGTGCTTGAGGGAGTGGCGGCTAACTTGAGTGCTTACGTAACAGAAGAAAGCCAAGTAGAACCTGCTACCGCGGGGGCAGAGGCTATGCTTAAGTTGTTCCAATCTTATGCTGATAATCGGGTCAATACTTTCAAGGCTGAAAGTGAGAAGTACAAGAAGGAGGCGGACGATTGGAAGGCGAAAGCAGAGAAAAGCAACGAACCTACTCCCGCTCCATCTGCGGGCAATCAGGGCAATGCTGAAATGAGTGCAATCATTGAGAAACTCAACACCTTGCAGAATAGCTTTGCCGAGTTCCAAAAAGGCAGAGCAGCCGAGAGCCTCAAGGAGCAATTCGTAAGGCTGATGAAAGAAAAGAATATCCCAGAAAGCTACTATTCACCTTCGCTCGTGGGACGTGATTTTGCTGATACTTCTGCGGTGGAAACCTTAGCTAACGCCGTAACAGAGGGCTTTGGCAAGCAAGAGCAAGAGCTTTCAGCACGTGGATTTTCTTACTCCAAAGCGCCTGATACCCCTGACGATCCACAGAAAGAGGAGGAGGCTATTGCTAATCTCATTGAGCAAGAAACCGAGAAACTAACGACAAGTAACAAGTGACAAACCACTAATCATTAAAAAAGATGCCAGCAGGAATTAAGTATGACCTTAAGGGTCAAGAGGTAGAGAAAGAACTCTACAACGTAAAATCAGGCTACCGCTTAGCAGGAGGGTTCAATATTGACGATAGCGATATAGATGACGGACAATATATCCCTGTCTTAGCCCCCTTAGCGGTAGATTTTAAGACACGCACGGCCAAAGTCTCTAAGTCCGTAAAAGCCGTGGAAGCGATTAATGCCACTACACTCAAGGTACAGAAAGGGAGCTTTGCCAAAGTAAATATGCACCTTGGTAATGGCACTAATGGTGCCACTATTACAGCAATAGACACCACCAATGCCAATTATGACACCCTTACACTCTCGGTTAACATTGCGGATGTAAAAGCGGGCGATGTCCTCTTTGAGGCTAAAACCAATGCAGGTAAGGTGGTTAAAAACCCTGCTAATTTCCTTAACTATGCAAGGGTGAAGAAGGAAGCAGGGGCAACTGTTACCGCTTTGGGTCAGGCGTATGAAATCCAAACCAACAAGCTCTATGTACCTGTATCCGATAAGGATAAGGAGACCCTTGGAGCAAGATTTATGTTTATCTAAAAACCAGTAAAACAATGACTTTAACTTTAGAAAAACTCTTTAACAGCCCTCAAATCATCAGAGCGGTGATTAATAGGGTAATACAGACCACTGCCGATACGGTGGTATGGAAGCGATATTTGGACTTTGAGGAGACCAAAGCACGCCTATTCAAAACCTACATCGGCACCGTTACAGGAGTGGTAATGGGGTCTGTGATTGACAAGAACTCAGGCAAGCCTATCCGTGAACGTAGAACCCTCGGTAGTGGCACAGGTGAGGTGGCTGACTTGGGGAACTCCTTTCAGTTGGACAACGAGCGCCTTAGTATCATCAAGCAGCTCACAGACAAATACAACCAAGCAGGAGCAGGACAAGCTGCGGTGATGAATGAGATCATCAACTTCTTAGCCGACGATATTCGTCAATGTACGCTGGCTCCTCACAAGCGTATGGACTATTTGGTAGGGCAACTTATTTCCACAGGTAAGGGAGAGGTTAAGTTGGACGACAACAAAGATGGGGTCTCTCTTATTGACATGGAATTGCCCGTGATGAAGTTTGACCCAACCTCCGCTGAGAAAACCAAATTCATTAGCTATTTGCAAAAAATAGTCAATGAAACTCGTACCAAGGTAGGTGTTTTTGCTGCAATGGAAATGACACGTACCACCTTCAACAAGCGTGTAATTGCCTCCAATGAGTTCAAGGACACCTACAAAATGGTATTAGGTAGCGCACAAATTGGCGTATCAGGAGGTATTATCACCGAGGCTATGGCAAACCAATTACTCTCTGGTATAGGATTGCCACCTATTCGTATCGTGGAGGATTATGTAGTGAAAGAGGATGGCACCACCACTAACATCTTTGCTGATGATCGTATTGCCTTGCTTCCTACTGCCAAACTCGGAAAGATGATGTGGCACGAGCCTTACGAGCTTACAGACCGTGTGCCTAACAAAACCTATACAGTATTGGAAGGCGGACACTACATCACCACACAGCGTACTAAAGAAGGTCGCTTTATCGAGTATGGTTGTGAGTGGATGCCGAGCTTTGCTGCTCCACAGAGCATGGTTGTGATTAACACCTCTAACATGGGTTAATATGACAAAAAAGGATTATTTCCGTCAGAGGTTTGCCTCATTGGGGCTTTCTCTCACTGAGGCAGACCTTTTAGACTTAGGTATTCCTGATTTGTCAGGTGAAGCCACCGCAGAGGAGCAAAGAAACTTGTATATAGCCTTTATCCGCTTTATTCCACAAATCCTCTTACGTCCCAGTTCTATATCAGAAGGAGGAACCAGCCTCGCAAGGGCCAGCAAAGACGATATAATTGCTTTCTACAGCAACGAGTGTAAGCGGTTAGGTCTCAAGGACGAACTGAGTAAGAAACCTAAAGTCATATTTCGATGATATTAGATAATGGCACATTGCAGATACAGACCACTACAGGAGGCGGCTTGGTAGGAGGTATTCCTCAAGAAGCTATCCTTCAATGGGGGGATCCTATTCCTTGTCATATTGTAGCCAATGCCTACAATCAGCGGGGGACTTTCAAGGATAGCACCTTTACCCAAAGCAACTATACAGTATGGTTTGACTATGGGCTGTATATTTTCAATGCCAAGAGGGTACGACTTATAAGCGGCAAAGGAGAGCAATTAGGCGAATTTGAAGTACAAAGCATAGAGCATGCCGATTGGGTAGGACGAACTAAAATCATGGTATAATGATAGAAGGAAAGCTAAACATTGCCTTTGACAAAATCAAGGAGCAGTACATCAAGGTAGCCACTCAAAAATTTATAGAGGTTGGCGAACGCTGTATCACTGAAGCCAGAGATAATGGCTCTTATACCGATAGGACGGGTCACCTTAGAAGCTCCGTAGGCTATGTGGTGCTATTGGACGGCGTGGTACAATCTCAAGGGAATATAAACAAGCATAACCAAGAACAGATTGAGAAAATCAAAGCCAAATATCCCAAAGGCTTGGTGCTGATAGTAGTAGCAGGAAAGAATTACGCTGCCTATGTAGAAGCCAAAGGCTATAACGTGCTTTCCAGTGCCGAGCTTATGGCAGGAAACATCTTAAAACAACTCTATGGATCATGAAAAAAGGAGGCACACAGATAGAAAAGGATGTCTTTGACACTTTCCAAACCGAGATAGGCGCTTTTGTCCGTGGAGGAGTGTATTTGCAAGGCACCCGCCCACACAACTCTTTTGAGGAGGATTGTGTTATAGGCTTTCTCACTGGCCTTGATAAGGATATACAAGAGGGCAAGGTAAATATTAACTTCTATGTACCTAAAATCAATTCAGGAGTACAGAAAAAAATAAAAAACATTGCTCGTATTTTGGAGATAGAAGCCTTTATCTGTGGCTTAGTAACTCGTATCACTGATGAATATCGCTTTTATCAGGAACAAACCATTCATAGCTTTGAGGAAGACGATAATCAAACCTTGGTTAATGTAGTCCTCAGATACAAAAGATTTAGTAACTATTAAAACACTTAGAACATGGCAAACATTTTAAGCTGGGGAAAACCAGGAATAGAATATGTAAAATTGGAAAACGGCGACTTGCCCAGTACACCCGTTTGGAAGGCTTTTCCTACCCCAGTGGAAAACACCACCAAATTGGAAACTGAAGAAGGTGAGAGCAAGGAAGCCAAAGTAGAGGGCGGCGAGGTGATCGCCACTCGTAAGAATGTCAGCAAATACAAGCTGGAATTCGAAATCTATGAGACGGACGACCTAACGGCTCCTATTCCCGACAATGACGGGATTGTCCTTGACCAGTACGCAGTACGTCTTACCCCTGAAAACACCAGTGCCAAGGGCTTTATCATAGACCGCGCCAGCGTGTCTGTAATAAGGACTTGGGACAGTGAGAACGGAGGTAAGATAAAATACACCTTTACCGCTCTGAAACCAAAGACAGGGAAAATGCTCAAGCAGTACAATTAATTCATTGATTAGTGGTTAGTGTTTAGTTTGAGCACTAATCACTAATCATTAATCACTAAAAAGATGGACAATATTCAACAAAAAACAGCACAAACCCTATTGCAACAAGCCGAAGAGGTAACCATAGCAGGGACAAAGTACCAAGTACCACAACCCACCCTCGGCACACTGATACTCGTATCTCAAGAGATAGCCCATATACCCATGGAGGAACTCAATAGAGAAAAGACTATAGGCGAGGCCTTTCAGAAAGCTACCCATGGCAAACATATAGCCCGTGCCTTAGCCCTGATGATACTTGGTGCCTCGCAACCAAAGCCTACCCTTTGGAAACGATTTAAGGAGTGGCTACACCCCAAAGAACGCCAAATAAAGCGGCTTACTGATAAGATCCTCCACCAAATGAGTATTCAAGAAGCAGGGATATTATTCATTCAGCTACTCGGCAAAATGCAGACTACCGATTTTTTTATGCTTATCACTTTCCTAAACGAAGCCAATCTGCTCAAACCGACAAGGAAAGTGAGCGAAACGACAGCCTCTGGGCGATAGTCGGTGGGTTTTTGAAACAATATCCCAATGTAAGTGTCTATGAGGCTTTGTATGAAATATCCTATGCTAATTTGCTCTTGTACAATAGCGTAATCCCTGAATATTCCTACAGTGATGACAAGGACAAAGGCAAGGTGGTAACCGATAAAAGCCCAGACTACAACGAGGAATTAGACAAATTAATCAATCAATCTTAAAACTATTCAATGGAAAAAATATTTGTAACCCTATGGATACTATTTGGTATCTACACTTTAGTACTTATTATGATCTTGGCTGACTTGTGGAGCGGTGTTCGTAAGGCCCATCGAATGGGAGTTATGCGCACTTCCTACGGCTATAAGCGCACCGTAAGCAAGCTCGCCCAGTATTACAATGTACTGATTGCCCTCTCGATAGTGGATTGTATGCAGATGAGTACAATTTGGTATTTGGAAGCCTACTACCAATATTCCCTATGGCTATTTCCTTTTATCACCCTTATAGGCGCTATAGCCCTTTGCCTTATCGAGGTCAAAAGTATATATGAGAAAGCTGAAGACAAGGTGAGATTAGACCAAGCAGGGCAAACCATTAGTAAAATTGTAGTCAATAGGGACAATTTAGAAGTCGTAGTTAAGGCTATATCCGACTATATGAAAGAAAGTGACAATCCTAAAACAGAAGACCATGAACCAAACACAGCTTAATTTTATCCAAACCTACAAGCCAGTAGCTCTTGAAAGCGAGCGTAAGACAGGTATATCAGCACTCTTTATCCTTGCTCAGGCAGGTTTGGAGAGTGCATGGGGAAAAAGTCCTATAGGGAATAATTTCTTTGGTATAAAAGTGCCTAAGAGCCTTGTTGGTAGCACTCCCAATGAGAAAAAGCAACTCCTAAGAACTACAGAGGTACTCACCACGCCTAACGAAAAGAGTAA